GCATATTTTCTTGCGATAGATATATTCAAGATATTGAGTTTAGACAGATACCACAGAACGAATGATGGAAGCGAATGTCTCAATGAAATATATGCGAGATTCATAAAAATAACAGAAGCCAGTAATGTGATTAAGAAGAAAATAAAAGACCCCTTATTAGAGTTGCCATATACGAATCCGCCACAGATAATATTTAGCAATACCAATTCAGCAAGTTCCAGCGAATTATCAAGTTCAACAAATAGCGACAGGAGTGGCAACGTGATGTAAATTTATAATATATATAATTGAAACATAAAGAGAACATTTGATATATAATAAGAAAGAATGCCAATTAGTAAAGTAGATTACAATACAAACAACACTGTAATATATAAAATCCAATGTGTAGATGGTTTGTGTGATTTTGTGTATTTCGGAAGCACGACAAATTTTGCGACACGTAAAAGTCAGCATAAACACGATTGTAATAACGAAAATAAGAGAACATATAATTATAATTTGTATAAAACGATTAGAGAAAATAAGGGGTGGGAAAATTTTGAAATGTGTTTAGTAGAAGTTTATCCGTGCGAGAACAAGCATCAGTTACTTATACGAGAACAATTTTATATAGATAATAACAGGAACAATATGAATTCTTGTAAAGCATATTTATCACTGGAAGCCAGTAAGGAATATCAGAAGGACTATTATAAAATATATAACGCAAAGCAAGAAAACAAAGAAAAAAAGAACAAACAATATCAAGACCGTAAAAACAAATAAAAATCTCATCATATCTTAGCAAACTAAAATAATGAAGATACAAGTAATTGAGACCAGCGACTTAGGTATAAAGCTAGGCAAACAGAATATAGACAAGAAGTTAGGCGTTCCAGAGCCATTTATAGACAAACCCGCCGTATATGTGATAAGCGGAGCGATGGGCAGTGGAAAGTCCAGTTTAGTCGGTTCAATAATGACCGCAAAAGGAAGCAACAAAGTATTCCACAGGGTATTTGATAAGGTGTTCTATGCAACTCCGCAAGAGGTATATGAGAGCGAAGAAAATCACCCATTTAAGAATCATGCAGACGAACGTAAATTTTTTGAGTTATCAGCGGGAATGTTATTTGAAATACAAGAACAGGCTATATTAGAAAAAAAAGACGGGGGTGTAAGTTGTTTAATTTTAGATGATTTTTCAGAAGTGTATAAGAACAAGGCAATAGAAGTCCAGTTAAAGAAATTAATATTTAAACACAGGCATACGTCGACAAATATTTTAATCACATTATTGACGCTCAAGTCATTACCAAAATCGTTGCGTTCATTAATAGACGTGTTTATTATATTTGAGCCGAAATCGGTTATTGAGATAGAATCATTTGCAGAAGACGTATTTGCGATGAAAAAGAACAATTTGCAAGACCTTATGGATTTTGTGTATGATGTTCCATATAATTTTTTATTTTTCAATCAGAGAACGAAGACCTATTATAAGAATTTTGACAAGTTAGAGATAGTGAAAGATGAAGCAAAGAAATAATATATCATGATAAACTATATAGAATGGCGAAAAAAAAGACATCTGTGATTCTAAAAGCAAAGCAGGTTCAGAATTTGAAGAACAGTATTCATATTCATTTAGCACCATCACAGAAGAAAAGAAATAAGAGAAAGAAAGCACGTGTATTTAGAACTCCAGATGTGCCACCGCCAATCAACCGCATAATCCATCAGGATATTGTATTACCTTATAATCACGGAGCGATAAGACCGCAAGGACAATCCAACGCATTACAAAGCAATCAAGCAGAGGAATTTAGAAAATTATACAATGATATACGGAAAGATAGAGAACCAACACCTCGCACGACTTATGAAATAGAAGTAGAAAATCAAAACGCACAAGAAGGGCGTTTCAGTGTATTGAATGAATTTGATGATAGAGGAAATTTTGCGACTCCAATAAAGGAAGTGAAAGCGACAAGCATATCAGCACCTATTACAGCAGAAACAAAAAAAACAATAGCAGAATTGAATCCAAAAGCAAGGGGCAAACCACGTGGGACTTTCCCAGCAACTGAAGTAGCAGGACAAAAGGCAATTGAAACATTATTAGCAAAACTCGCAAAAGACAATAAAAAGAAATAAGCAGAAAATTGATTGTATTTAGGAAATCTATATAAATATAATAAAAGAGGTATATATATAGAAAAATATGAGCGAACAGTTTAAAACAGAAATCACTGCGAAGTTTATTGAAAAGGGGTTGTCAGAGTCCAGTGTGAATTTATATTTAGCAAAAGCGAAGAAATTGAATAATGGTGTAGAAATCAAGAATTTGAATTTTCTAAAAAAAACAGACGATATTAAGAAACAATTAGATGCGATTGAGAATTTGAATACAAGAAAGAGTTATGCGACTGCGATTGTGTCATTATTGAGAGAATCACAGAAGTTGCCCAAATTACTTGTATTATATCAAGGTATTATGATGGAAATGATAGCGAGCGTGAATGCGATTGACCCAGCGGTAAAAACAGAGAAACAAGAAAAGAACTGGATTAGTTGGAGCGAAGTGATTGCATTGCATAATGGATTGAAAGCAAAGGTATTGAATAGTCCCGTAGAAGAGGTCAAGGAAAATATGTTATTTAGAAAATTGTATGCGGATTATATGTTGTTATCATTGTATGTATTGTTCCCGCCAAGAAGAGCATTGGATTATTTCCAGATGGTTATTACAACAGATGGAACGATGGAAGATTTGACAAAAAACTATTATGATGTGACAAGCAACAAATTCGTATTTAATGTGTATAAGACATCAGCATCTAACGGACAGGAATCATTCAAGGTAAGTCCCTATTTGCAGGAAGTTATTGTAGAACACATAAAAGCATTTGATTTAAAACATATGAGTTTCATTTTACGAAATCAAGATAACATTGCCCCCGAATCTATCACATGGATTACAAAAAGTCTGAATAGAATATTTGATAGTAAAATATCCGTGAGCATGTTGCGTCATATATATTTGTCAAGCGAGTATGGTGAGACTGTCAAAAAAATGGACAATGATAGTAAAGCCATGAGTCATTCGTCTGCAATGCAAAAGGATTATATAAAAAATTGATTGTAAAATATTGACTCCATAATAAGGTCATCTATCAACACAAAAATTAATGTAAAAATGAGTTATGAAATAATGGAAGAATGGGATTGTGCGTGGATTAGTTATGTCATTGACCAGAATGATACGGAACTAAAAAAAAAAATAGAAGGATTGCATAAGAAGAAGGGATATATTGTAGATGTTGTATTTAGAAAATTATTTTGTAAATACGAAAAGGGACTTATAACACAATATGGAGTGAAAGGGTATCAAGAAGGTCTCAGTAGTGTAGGTCATCATTATTTTGAGGAGCGTTATTATGAAAATACCAATGAAGAGTTTATAAAGTTTATTCCACTGAAAAACCTTATGACACAAAAAGGGTCTGGAAAATTGATTGTAAAATATTGACTCCATAATAAGGTCATATCCCAACACAAAACAATTAGAAAAATGTTCCAGCCAATTGACATATCAAACTATGAGAAATTAGATAACAAATGTAATGAGCATATCAAGGAATTATACGAGATAATACAACAAGAAGAAAAACACCAATTAGCAACTTATGTAGAAACTTATATAGGAAATTGTATTAAAAAAGCAAAAATAGAAAAAATGATTTATGCGAGTCTAACTATGCCTAATCCAGATAGGAGAATGTTCCAACTCCTAATGGAATCATATGAGAGACAAAATGATATATTATATAAAATGGCAAATGATATGTATTCACGTGGTGAATGTGGAAACCCTAAAGTAATGAATAAAAGCACAATGGAAGGTATAAAAGATATTAAACGACTCTGTAAGCACACAGGAATATATGATTTATAAAAATAATAATAATAATAAAGGATTATCGGAAAATCCACATTTTTTTTATGACACAAAATGCAAAACCCTTATGACACAAAATACAAAACCCCTTATGACACAAAAGTAGGTAAAATTGATTCTGAAATATTGACTCCATAATAAGATAATAAGGTTCGGGTTCTAATGTGTTGATAGAATGGAGTGGCACCGTGGCACCCTGTGGCACCCTAATTTCGAAAGTTCCTTACGAGGGAGTGTTTTGTTGAAATAGAGTTATTTAGGGTGCCACAGGGTGCCACGGAACCACAGGTATTTAGGATAGTTCTGCCTCTAAGTGAAATCCGTTAG